AAATACGGCCTGATCATTAGAACTTAGAGCTTGGTATTGGCCCTTCTTCTTCAGTTCCTTTACGGCACCTTTTACTTGCTCGGCTATCTCTGAACGAGCGCCTGCAAGTGCTTGGTCGGCACCTTTCTTGGAGCTGGAGTCAATATCCTTGAGGTTGTAGCCATTCTCATCAGCAACACGCTGCAACAATGCAGACACATCAGATGCAGCTTGGGTTGTCTCAGGGTCTAGGTCTTCTTTTGGCTTAAAGACTTTGTCGCCAGCACTGTTCACTGTAGTCAGTGCAACATTAACACCACCAGCAGCTGTACCACCTAATAGGGCCTCACCAACTGCCTGCCGTGGGTCAATCTGTAGACCTACATCAGTGCCTGCTGTTGAACCTGTCTGTTCTACGACACTCTGTGCGCCCTCTGTAGCAGTCTCAGCGGCAGTTCTCTTGACGATGCCACCCCTGCCGGGGATCAGTGCGTTTAAGGCACCAGATGCCGCTGCCGTTTGTGCAGCAGCTATAAAGTCATCTTTGTTTGGCTTGTCGCGTCCGTTGTTCCGTGCGCGTTCATTGGCAATAGGGCCAAGGAGCTGCACTGCCTCGAAGGCAAATGGACCAGCGAATGCACCAACAGCGCCACCAACAGGGCCACCAACAGCTGTACCAGCGGCAAGGCCAGCTGTCCGTGTAATCAAAGAGCCAGCATACTGACCAATTTGCTCTACAGCAGCCTTCGGGAGGTATCTGTAGGCAAAAGAGCCATCTTCATCGCCTTCGATAAACTTAGCGGAAGCTGACTCATAGTTCTCAGGTGCAGACGTGAGATTGCTGAGTGTCTCTGCTGTGTCAGTTGCACCAACAGCCGCTGCGGTCTCCGCCATGTTCTCCAGTGGCTGGTCGATGCCAGAACGGAAGGCAGCACCAAATCCCTGCATGGGGCCGTTGGTATCTGGTGCAGCTTCTTGTGGTGTAGGTGCTGTCTGTTGCTGAGAGCCTTGTAGCTTTCGGATTTCGTTAGCCAACAACTGAGCTGATTGTGTGTCACCAGCCTTATCTGCGGCCAGTAGCGCACGGCTTAACTGTTCAATGTCAGCCATGGCTAACTACCTCTCTTACTAATTGTACTTGTCTAAAACTGCTTGGACATCAGCACTTGGTGTGTAGGTTCCAGAAGATGTGTTGAACTCATTGGACCTTTGTCCGGCTGGCAACTCTTCGCCACCGCTTAGGCGGTTCTGAACTCTTTGTAGTGCAGCCATCCGCTCATTGATCCAGTCTTCCCATACTTGCTCATCTTGTAAGTTGGTTGGGGCTGGTGACAGAAACAACTTCATCTCGGCGTTTGAGATTGCACCTTTGGTTTCGGCAACACGAAGGAGAGCATCATCAACACGCAACCTACTTAGGATCATTCTGCGGTTAGCATCAGGATCACCAGTAAAGTTGTCGAAGATGCCTTTGAATATACCACCGATTCCAGTCAGGTTGCCACCAGACGCACGGCTTTCAGCAATGGCATCAAGGCCACGTTGCATACCATACATAGCGTCATTTACAGCCTGAAGTGATGCTGCATTCTTAGCTGCGGCTTTGCTATCGGCTTTGCTACCAGTACCTCTAGCCCTCAGCTCTGCAAGGCGTGTTGCCTCTGCCTGTTTAGCGGCTGCAACTTCTGCAGATCGGTTGGCATCCTGTATGGAACCATACTCACGAGTAGCGGCACCCAGACCATCGCCTTTGAGAGCACCAGAGTACATAGCGCCACCAATGCGGATGAGGCCCTCGCCTCGTGGAGTAATTCCTAGAGCGGAACCACGGGCATTGGCTGTCATGTTACCTGCGCCTCTTGAGAGGGCTGGGGCACGAGTGGCAGTTGTACTTGATGTTGTACTTAATGCTGGTGTCTGCGCTGCTGTATTTGGAGTGGTAGTGATAGGAGCTGGATTGGTAGTGTTTATGAGGACAGGTTTACTGTAGTCACTCGGACCATTCATACCGGGCTCATTTCCAGCTAGTATGGGGGTAGGAGGAGTTGGTACTGTGTAAGGCCCAAGGCCACTTGGCATTCCTGAGTTGTCTACTGGTACGGGAGGTGGTCGAGTGTAGTCGCTTGCACCGTTCATACCGGGCTCTTGGCCGGGAAGCTGTACGCCAAGACTTTGGGCAGTCACGCCATTAACTGGGTTTTCTACCGAAAGTGTGCGGCCATTAACATCAGCAACACGAGCATCACGAGCTGCATTACCAGAGGCAAGTGCGGCCTCTGCCGCTGCTTTACGAGCCTGAACACTAGCCATCATCTCAGGTGGCAATGTACCAGAAGATAGTAGTCCTGTCGTGCTTGCAAGCTCCGCTTCTGCCGCTCTTACATCTGGAGCAACTGCTGCTGCCTGTGCTTGCTGGCCACGCAGTTGTTCTAAGTATGCCTTAGCTGCTGCATCATACTGGGGTGTGCTTTGGTTACTTTCGACACTGCCGCCTAGTTCAACCAGTCGCTGCTTCATTTGCTGAAGCCGTGCAACATCTGCTTGTGTGTCCACAGAGCCTTCAAGATCAGCAATGCGGGTTTCTAGTAACTGGCGCTCACCAATGTTCTCTTGGACAAGGTTTTGCTCACTGCGCATGAGTACACCGGGCTCTTCTCCTGCACGAGATGCTGGGTCTACGGCTGTCTGAAGGACTGGTGACTGTGCGGCTGGCTGTGGCTGTAGCTCAGGTTCAACACCCAGAAGTATCTTTCTGGAGTTCTCCAGCATTACAGGACTTAGGCTGTCTAAATATTCTTGCGGAGTTTTGTTTTGACTCCGCGCTATACTGATAAAAGTGGGTTGTGTAAGTAGAGGGTCTTGTGAAGGCTCTACAGCAGCTCCAGTGGAGAGGACAGGCATAGCTACCTCTGGGAGAGGGCCAGCGATAGTTCTGTCGATAAAATTGTTCTTGTTCTGCCTTGCAATTTGCTCAGGACGCAGTTTGCTATACACACGAATTTGGTCTTCAACGTCTGCTCTATCTGCGGCGCTTAATGTTTTTAGATACTCATTCAAAGTTAAACCAGAGGCGTCTACTGCATTTTGAATGCTATTAGGGATTAAAGGGTCCATATTATTTACCTCCTCCTAAAATGGGCGCATCTGTGGGCGCAGACTAGATGTAGGAGCCGCTGATGGCTGCTGCGGGAAGTATTGCTGCTGGAACCCAAAGCCACTCATTGCACCGCCCATGGCAGCTTGGAATGGGTCAACCTTGTTTGCAGAAATGTTACCCACGCTGGCTGGAGCCTGACCTAGAATACCAGACTGGTAGCCTTGGCGCTGCTGCATCTCAAAGTCACGCTGGCGCTCGAAGGCAAGCTGTGCGTCAGTGAGGGCTGCTTGGTCATACCCTTGTAGGGAGTTGCCTGCGTTCATACCGAAGTTAGCACCCTGCCCCAGTGTATTGAGACCCTGAGTGTAGGCACCTTGTATGCCTGAGTTCATGTTACCTGCTACACCAAGCTGATCAGCGCCATTTGCAAGCTGGTTGCCTGAAGCTGTCAGAGTGTTACTGGATGTACCAATGCTGTTATTCTGGTTAGCTAAAGCACTGCCTGCACCAGCTAAATCAGCACGTTGGGATGCTCCAGCGTTGCCTGCGCCAGTCAATGCAGAACTCTGGTCAGCAAATTGACGGGCCTGTTGGTTAAGGCTGCGGTCAATGAGCCTATCTTGTACGTTTAAGGCGACATCAGCACGGCGGTCATCGAAGGCGCGGTTGGCTACTGCTTCGGCTACACCAGCACGGCTGGAGTTCATGTTGCCTGAGCCACTTGCTGCTAGGTCGATGCCTGTCAGGGTGTTCTCTTGGAGGTTGCGGCGGTCATCACGCATCGCAGCGTCAACCAACGGGTTTGCGTTGGCACTGGCGTAGTCCATAGCTGTGGACAGGCGGTCAGCTTTTGCGTCCTGAGACAGTTGGGAGAATTGGTCATAGATGCCACGGTTCTGCTGGTACAAGTCTGTGTTTAGGCCAGCAAGGTTGGCACCTTGGTTATAGACATCCTGTGATTTACCATAGAGGTCACGAGACTGACCATAGAGGTCTTGTGTCTGACCAAAGAGACCCTGAGACTGCCCATACATGTTTTGGTAGTTACCACCAAAGTTGTTGTTGGCATTCATCATGTCATAGCCAGAGGTCTGGAGGTTTCCGCCTATGTTGCCCATGTTGGTGGCAGTACCCGTCTGGAACTGGTTTGGACCAGCTAGGGTTTGACCAGTGTAGGCACCAGTTGATAACACGCCATCCAAAGCGGCAGAACTGCCAGATAGGTTAGCGTCCACATAGGGTTTGTATTGGTTAAAGCCAGCCATTTGCGCTGCTGTTGCTGCGTCTTGTGACTTGGCTTGCTTGTTTGCGCCCATAAGGCCCAAGGCACCGCCGATTATTGCGCCCCACATATTATATTCCTTTTATCTTTTGATCTACAAATCAGAAGTCATCATAAGTCAGACCTGTTGTAGAAGCTGACCCACCCATTGCTGCCCAAGCTGTGCCATCGTAGACAACAAGTCCTTGGGTTCCGTTGCTAAGTGGGTCCCAAGGGGACACAGCATAGCGAACCATTCCTTTGAGTGGGCTTGTGGGCTCTCTGTTTGCCACTTGGATACTTGCTTCTGCTAAAGAGCGTATAGAGGCCTCCAGTTCCCTGAGTTCCTCTTGCAAGTAGTTAGGTAGAAACTCTGGGTTTAGGGATGGAGACTGCCGCCTTACATAGGCAGACACGAGTAAGTTGAGTTTGTTTGATAGTGACATTGTTATCTCCTACCAGTGACCACAACCTCTACGTCCATACCGCTCAGGGAAAAGTCCTTTAGGTTACTGCTGGACATTTTGTACGAGAGGTATCTGCCTGATATTCTGGTATCCACTTTGTAATCAGTTTGTGAATTAAAGGTGACATCAGCGTTGTAGCTGGGGGCTACATTGGGAATGTCTGAGGCACCAAAACTGAACCCAAAGTTGGGGTTTCCGTTGCTTGTAGATACCTGCGGAAGTATCTTTGAGATTACTTTGTATCCATTGAGAGGCACACCCATCTCGTCTAAATCAAGGCCCACACGTTCTAAGAAGAATTCTGAGGAGACATCTGTGTCTACAGCTTGTGCAAGTGTTCCTTGGTCTACAAGGTCAACACCGTATATCTTGTTTGATGGTACGCCGCCTCCAGCCTTTGCAATAAGAAGAGGGTTTTGTGTAAATTGACTTTCTTGGTCGTGGTATGAGCCACCAATGTTGTCGTAAGTTTGGGTCGCATCATCATATGAGAACACAGAGTTAATGTTAGCCTCAGAGCCAGAGACTACGTTGGGCAAATCTTGGAATGTCCAGTTGTCCTCTTTGTAGTTGTAGACTGCCGCCCGGTTACAGTGCTGACCATCTGTGTAGATGGCCATATCGTCATTACTGTGGTAGCAGAAGTACAACTCTTCTAAGCTGGTGTTGTGGGTGACAAAACATTCACCAGTACGGGAGTTGTCTAAGCCACCAAAGATGTAGTCTCTAACGCGGCCATCACATATGGATTGGCGTGTGTTGCCATCAGTGACATAGATGTCATCGCGGTCAAAGACGTAATGTTTACCCTCTACTTCCATGATGCAGTTCTGATTGATAACACCAGCGTCATCGAAGATTTTACGAAAGTTAAAGATGAACGTACCGCCCACAAACTCCATCATCCACACTTGGTCTTGGGAATACACAAGGAAGTTAGCTCCTAGTGTGGCACCGTCCATGATAGGCGTCTTCATCTGCACGAGGTCATTGAAGCCAGCACTGTTAGTAAGGTCAGTCTCGTCCCAAGTTGCTGGTACTTGGTTTGCTAGTACGGGATCAGAGAACCTCACCCGACTTGGGTACGAAGCACCATTCTCTGTGGTGCCTAGAGCTATCAAAAAGTCTCCGAAGCTGCGAAGGGACGTAGCTCGGTAGGTACTAGGCCAGTTGGCTAGGGTACTGAAACTGGAAGCACTAGGGGGTCGGGCTACGGGTACTTGGTCTGGACGATTAACGTACTGCACATCTGCAAGTATCGTTGCTGTCACTGGGTCATTAGTCGAACTGGTTGACGCATTGAACCTTTGAACAAAGGAACCACCAGAGAACTCATAGATGTCAAAGGTATCATCAACTAACAACACAGTATCGTAACCAGAGAGGGCTGTAAGACCATAGGAGAACACAGGGTTCCATGGGATAGTATCAGATACAGCACGGTACACTGGGCCACGGGTCACATTACCGCTAGTGAACCTAATGTTCTTGGCTCTAGTGTAGGCATTGGTGGGGAGGTTGTAGGGGTCAACATCAGTGACCACGCCCACGGACCCTAGTCCACGGATTGGTAGGTTAGGCATGGCCTGAGTTCCTTACTGTAGGTTAGGTCTAAGTGACTACCGGGGGCCAAACTACTGTTCTTGGGAACCCAGATTGCTGAGGTACATCAAGCAGTGCTTGGCGATACACAGTCCACTCAGTTTGCTTATCTGAGGATAGGTCTGCCCAGCGCAAAGTGTTAGACACAAGTGGATCAACTTTTGTGCTTAAAAGACTGTCACGCTCTGCACGAACCTCTGTAGCTTTCCATTCATCATACACCGCATCAGAGGGTGCCACCCAAGCTCCACCTTCGTAAGTGTGCAAGTGAGATGGACGTTGCGTTACTTCAGCGGTTCCAACTGGGTATGAAGCAATAATCTCATCCGAAGGGTCTGATAAGGTTTCCCAATAGTCCCCATTAGGATTTATAAAGTATTTGGACATTTTAGCTCCTATGACAGTCTTGAGGCGGCGCGATTGGAACTGCCATCTGTTTTATAATAGTGGTTATTAGGGACAATAAAATAACCATTATCCCATGTCCCGCTATCACCGTCAGGCCCACCAACCTGAATGCCGCCACTAGCGGTTGTGCTGACATAAGCCGTCCCACCGCCAACATTTAACTGATAATAAATTGCAATGGCACGACCTGTAGTGTTTTGATACCAAGTATTTGCAGTCATAGTTATACTTGCGTAGGATTGACTTTCACCCAAAGTATCTGGAACACTCGAAGCAGTAATGTAGCCAGCGCCGTTAGTCAGCTGGTTGTTGTTGGTCACAGCAGCAGGAAGTCCTGAGATACTGACGTTACTAAGGCCTTGGCGACTGAGGGTCAGCGTAGTGCCACTAATAGAGCCACCAGTCACATAGTTGTTGGTGTCTGTTGCACCGGGAGCTGACTCTAAGGTTGTTACGCGGCTACTCAAAGAGGTGAACTGGGTCTGTATGTCGCTAGTAGTTGAACTTAGGTATCCAAACTGTGTGGAGCTAACACCAGCACCTGTGATTAAGGCTAGGTAGTCAATGTTTGACTGAGGTATATTAGATGACCCAGCTACAATGCTGTCAATCTGGGTCTGAATGTTACTCGTTACACCATCCAAATAGTCATACTCAGTGCTCGTGACACCAGTGTTCACTAGGTCTGCGAGGTATGACACATGCCCCGCCGGGAGGGAGGCATCCAGCTCTACCTGTGTAGAGGTCACAGGACCTGTAAGGTTGGGAAAGGTATTCTTGATGGTACTCTTGATCAGGCGGATGTGGTCATCAGCTTGTGCGAGACCGTCAGTAGACGCAGGGTTCGCAGGGACCAAAGAGTTGACGTATGTTCCATTTTCCAGAGCCATATCTATGGTTCCTCTTTCTTTTGTTTCTATGGGGGCCTCTTGTTGACTGAGGCCGACAACAACAACAACAACAAGAACTTTAGCCCTGTATTTTGAAGTTGCTTTTGTTTTTAAGGGTGCGGGGGTCAGTTTTTGCCTAGGGAACCTAAGAAAACCGAGGGAAAGCTGGGAGATACTGTAGTCAGCTCAGGATAACCCCTTGCAATCTATAGCATCTGTAGTGCGAGGGATGTATGGTCCCACTGGGAGGGGGCCTATGTTATGAACACGAGATGACATTAGTTGGCATTAGCCGACGGGAAATTTGTTAGGCTGGGGGCTTGGACTTTTCAACACAGATAGGGAGTGCCTCAGTCAACCTCAGTCAACACCCGTCACCTCAGTCAACCTTAGTCAACTTAGCTAACCTAAGTTAGCCACCAGTCTCACTTGATCCACTCTTGCCACACCCGATCACTACACCAAGGACACTTATTGTGAGCAGCAGAACTAATAGTGCCACGAGTGATGCCAATGTCCTTGAGTGTCTTGGTCGAGTGCATCCTAAGTTGATCAGCAGCACGATTAGCAAGCCTATGGTGCTCGTAGGCAGCACAGGTCAAATAGATGATCTTCAGTTGTCTAACGAATGCTCTCAGCATCTTCAGTTCTCTCCGGTTCTAATGGTGGGAACCAAGGGACCAACAGACTCAAAGGTGAGGTGGTCTACCTTGGTTGCCTTGAGCAACGACCACAACGACACAACTACACACACCAGCAGTTGATACCTGACTGGCACTATAGTTGACTTGGGTCAGCTCTAGGCGT